TTATTCGATTTCGATATTTAACATTTTGCATTGGTCGATTGTTAATACAATGCCATTTGAATGTTCATCACATCTGGTTGAAAATAAGCTATTTACTGGATAAACACCATCTACATTTAATCTTGTAACTTTTTCACCATCGCTAATATATAAAATATCAACGTTGCCGTCATTATTGATTCTTCCAAAAACTTCATTTAAGTTTGCGCACATAATATTTTCCTCATCAGAATACTGGAACCCGTCCAGTGCGGTTGTCATAATTGACTGTATGAGTTAATTATATATAGAGCGCTCTATAATGTAAAGTGTTATTTTTAGCTTTTTGTGCCATTCTTAAGCAGTTCCAACCCTTTGAATATAGCTGTTTTTTTTGAGCCGTATTTTTTACCCATTTCTATCAATAATTGATTTTCTGCATCTGAAATGCATGATCCCGGTAATCTCGGTTGTCCAACTCGTTTTTGTTTCTGTTTTTGCATAGCTCTTTTTTGAGCATCAGTCATTGCCATCTTTTAGCCTCATTGTTTTATCAAAATAATCACGCTCGCCGCTTATTGACTCATATCTATATGCATTTATTTGTTTGTTGTTTTTTGTCATTAAAACTAAATGATTTTTATCAAATGGAAGTTTATATAGTTCTAAAAAGGCTTCACATGCACTAGTAAAAAAAGGTGTTTTAGTGCTTAACTGTGTTATAATTTCGCTCCCGCCTTTTCGTTGTTTTATTACATAAACCCTATAAATATTTATATTCTCAAATAACGCCACTCTCTGCCTCTGCTATCGTTGTATTTGTCTGTCATTTGTTGTGATTTATGACCAAGAAGAATCATTGTATCAACACCTTGATGTCTATACAAACGTTCAGACAATGATCTTATTTCATGAAATGAGGGAGGTGCACCGTCCCAGTAATCAGATTCGAAAAATACGATATCACGAAATAGAGCAAATGATTGGGTAAGGTCAAAAAGTTTTACTTGTTTATTATTTTTTTCAATCAAATATTTTTTACCTGTGCAGATATTATTAATTACATCATCAAGACTTATATTGAGTTTTTCGCAATATAGATTAAGAGGTAATGCAATTTTTGCACCTGTTTTATATTGTTCAACAAATAGATATTTATTTTGAATATCCGATCGCTTTATACTGACTATGTCAGATCGGCGCTGGCCAGTAACTAATGCTAAAATCAGCGCTTGATAGATGTATTGTTTTCTGCTTTTTTTAGCATAATTCAGAATTTTCCCGAATTCATCAAATGTCAGTCTACTACGTTTAACGGGCGTTCTTGGGCATTTTAACGGAATGGTAGGATCTATTTTTACCCAACCATTAAAATAAGCCTCTCTGAAAATTTCTTTTAATATTTGGTACATTGATTTAGCTGCACTGTTAGTACCTCGTTTAACATATTCGTTTATAATTCCAGCTAGCTCAAACGTGGAAATTTTTTGTATATTTTTTTTGCCGAGTCGGGCGCTAAGAATTTTTATTAGTGAATTCTTGTTATCTAAGGTATGTTTTTTTAACCCTTTGTTAATTAATATAAATTGAAATTCAATTAACCACATATCCAAAGTTTTTGATTTCGTGTATTTTGTTCTAAAAAAATTAAAAATATTATTTATCATCACTGAACTCGTTTGCATTAGATTAGTTAAAAAGTGCGCACATGGCGCACATTTGGGATCAGGCTTCTAGCTCTGCTATACGTGATTTAATTCTTTCTAACTCTTCCTTTAATTGTTGCAATTCGTCTTGTGATGATTTTTTATTGATAATTTTATATTGGATTGATTCGTCACTATCTAAAAAGTTTAATGCCCCCTCATAGAGATCCAAAATTTTAAATACTGCGCCTTCCTCTATTTTAGTTAACCAGTTTTTTACTGATCCCCCTGATGTTGCTGATTTTTCAATAAAAACTATACCCTCACCAGTTACAGCACCGCTATCTCTGCCTCTAGCCTGTGCTATAATTCGTCCAGCCAAATAGATTGGTGATTGTTCACCTATTATTTTTTCTTTTACAGTAACTTCCACGTCAACTACTGATTGGTTGTATCCGTTAGTACCGAACACATCTAATAAAGCTTTTTTAACTAAATCGATGTTTCTTTCATCAAAACGCCATGCCTTTTCGCTATAGTCGAATTTGCCGCCGAGTTTATGTGCTTTGTTGGTAAAGTCAGGGTTAAATTGAGTTTTAACTAGGATTGAGTCTTTAAAGTTTTTGATTGATACAAACATAATTTTTTCCTTATCAGAATTCCGGAACCCGTCCGGTGCGGTTGTCATAATTGACTGTATGAGTTAATTATATATAGAGCGCTCTATAATGTAAAGTATTTTTTTATCTTTTTGTGCTTTAATTGTAATTATTTTTTGAGATAAAATTTTTCCTAAATTTCAGTTGTATTAAATTATAACCAATTGATATTAAACGTTATTGTATTTTTTCTAGCTTGCGATCGTTGTTTCAAATCTCACCTAAAATAAAAATATTGTTGTTTATCAGAAATATAAAAATTATTAACGATCTTTTTTAATTAAAAAAACTGAAAAATATTGCAATATCTTTCTTTTATTTCATTTTTTCACGATCCTTTAAGATCCTTTTTGCAATAAGCTTTTATGATTTGTTTTGTAATAAAATTAAACTGAAAAATTTTTTATGTGAAAACCCTGTAGGCGGGTGCGGTGTAGCGCCGTTTTGGTCTGACGATCGATTTGGTCAAAGATTTTTAAATATAGCTATTCAATACAAAAAAGCCCGCATTGCGGGCGAGGTGAGGGCGTGGTATGTTATTTTGCTATGATTGGCGAGTACTTATTATCAAGCTGGATAGCATCGGATTTGACACCGTTTATTGCGGTGGCATTAGTTGGTGTCGAGGTATTCGGGTGTGTGTGATTGGCGGTTAAATTAGCCAATCTCTCGACAAGTTCTAGTGTATCTAGCATTAACTGAGTAATATTTATTTCGCCTGACCCAAGCCAAATTGACGGCGCTAATATCTGCTGCTGTACGCCAGCGGTGCTTTGACGTATTGTTTCTACTTGTTCCTTAATTTCCCTTGCCTTGATAATGATGTTGTCTTTAACACTTAAATTACAATTCTTGCCGACTATTGTTTTTTGATTGCCATTTATATTTAATGTGTAGTCAATACCGACATGTTGCACATAATTCGATGTTGTGCCGACTGTGTAGTCTTTTAGCGCAATACTGGTTATCGTGTTTGCTGATAGCTGATAATTGCTATACACCTCGACGTTATAATTTGCCTTAACTGTAGTTTTTTTTGTTGTTGTATCTTCTGTTGATAAATCGGTATTCAAATGATAATCACGGGCATTGTCGGTTATTGACTGATCGCTATTGCGAGTTATATTGCCTACATCATCAATTCTATTAAAAACCTCTGCACGTTGTTGTAATAGATGTTCACCCTTTTTAATTGACGGCATAGTTTTGTTATTTGGGTAAATATTTCTAACGACCGGTTGATCGGGTTTGCCATTAATAAAACCGATTTCGACCTCGGTACCTTCTTCCGGGTAGTGATAGGCTCCACCTTCTGAGCCAATGTTGGTGACCGGCAGCGGTACCGCCTTGTAAACCGGCGTATCTGTTTCGTTGCCGTTTTCATCCAACAGTTGCACGTTTACCGCATATTTCGGCCTAAAATCAGTTGAGATGTCACCTAAATTTGTCTCATCAGGGATTGACACAACTTTTGCCTTTTTTGACAAATGGTACCCGTCTGCCAATTCCGGGAACTCTTTTTCAATTTGCCTGCGTGCTGCTGATTTTTTACCTGGTTGCGATTCAAATGTAATTGTCATATTGTCATTAATTAAATTAACAATAGACACTTTTTTATCATTTATTTTGGTACCCGGTCGCAACATTGGAATTAACGGGACTTGCACAATATTAGAGCCGGCGGTTGCGCTTGATATATGATTTAATTTGTCGCCGAGTTCGACATTTTTGTCATAAAAAAAACAATCCCTGTAACTGCCACAATATATTTTGCCTGTGGGCGTTTGGTAGAATGTAAAATCAGGAATATTAAAGGCTCGCCCGATTTCCTGCAATAAGTGATAGCCCGTTCCCGAATGCTTAAAATGTGGAATTTTTTTATCGACATAATCAGCGGTGGGCAACTCAAATGTTAGCCCCCGTTTTTGTGCTAAATAATCAGTCACTGTTTTTAAAGTTGGGTGTTGAAACGAGCAATCAATTTTTTGTTGATAAACGCCGATTAGTTCCCTGATAAAAAGCTTTTTAGTGTCTTTATCTGCAGTTTGTTCACTTTCGATAAAACCAGTAAAAAAACGCTGTAACTCATTGCCATAGCCAATATTAAAAACGGCTATTTTATTTTTGATAAAATCGGTACCAGCAGCTGGAATTGTAACAAACCCACGACCACAAGCGTTTAGTTCTAATACGATATTACAATCGATGACTTGAAATTGAACATCATTAATCAGTAGATATTTATTAATTTTCATTGTTGATTAACCTAAAATATCATTCATTGGCGCTAATATGTTTTCCTCAAACCATGAGCGCTCCTCTTTTTCCTCGTTTTCATCCGGCATTTCTTCACTGACCGCATCAACCGTTTCATCGCCGTTTTCCTGCGCTCGTTCCCGCGCTCGCGTCTCCCGTTTTTCAGGCACTGATTTACGTTCTGATAGCGTAAAACTAATTTGCCACGCAAGTAGTGTAGAGTGCGGAGAAACCGAAATTTTGCCACTAAAAACAGCTTCACGTAAATTTATAACGTTAGCTGTAGCATTTGCTACACGATACAGCTTTTTAGCTCCGCCTTTCTCTGTCTGATATGACAATTCAATCAATCTGCTTAGCCGATCTGGCGTTGAATATTCAATTAATCCACTAATATTTAATTTTTTCGGCTTAATGCCTTTTTCACTGCTATTGGTCGATGATGATTGCCCGCTTTGGTCTTCATCGGGCAGATCATATTCAGCCGAAATTGACGGGTTTTTTAATATGATTGATTCACCGTCAAGTGCTAGCACAATATTATCAACGCTTGATGATGTTGTACTTGCATTAGATTCGATTATTGAGTTTTCTATCATGTACTAGATCCAAAATTGGCTTTAGATTTTCATCTGAAAATGCTAACAAAAATGTAAAAATATGCTCGTTATTAGGTAATTTTCGGTTGAGATCGGCGGGGAGACCATAATAAAATTTAATATCTATACTTCCACCTGTAAGTCCTTGAATATTATTAGTTATTTTATTTAAAATGGATTTTTTTTGCTCCGCAAATTGTTCTAGCTGTTTCATAACCCCATTTATTGATGCTGGGCTATCAATTTGAGCCGCGGCCAATGCTTGACTATTGACAATTGCCCGCGTGTTACCTGATGACAATTGCTTTACTTTTTTGCGCCCCGACACGTTCGGAATAATCATTTTTGTAGTGTCTAAATCCTGCACTGTTTTTGCTGTTCTTAATGCCCGCTTAATTTCCGGCAAATCCCAACATTTTGATAATTCGGTTAATTTATTGATAAAATTAGTCTCAGTCACAGACGATATCATTATCACTGCGACCGGGATTGAGCTATCGATTTTGGTTTTTAGTGCTGCGATAGCTTCTGCAGGTGATAAAAATTTATCATTAGTTTGTTTATACGGCTCAATGACTATTGTTTCATAGTTCATCGATTGATATTTTGCTAACGAAAATATTTTATCACACCACATTTTATTACTCCGGTTTGACTGGCCACTCAATATCTGGCGCTTGATTAATGTCAATACGATTTAGTAACACACGATATTTTTTTAGCGCTGCAAATAGCGATTTTTCTGCATCGGTTGCAATATCAGCATCGATAGCATCTTGTAAATAGCTGATTTGTTCGTTAACGTCACTTAATAATTGTTTTTTCTGAGATGTTGCGACATTGATGTCATGTTGATGCTGTTTTTCAGTGTCTAACACCCATTGTTCACCGTCCCAGCTATCAAACTCACTGGTCGGCTTAAGCAATGTATAATCATCTGGAATGTCACCAATTTCAGTGATTGTTTTTTCGATGCCAGTTATAATCGAGTAAACTTTTTGACCCCTAAAATCTTTCGGGTAAGTCCATTTTTGGCTATTATGAATAATCGCTTGGTTATCTTTAACGCTTTTCGGTGCATCTAAATATGCGTTAGCGGGTAAACCAACACCCACAGGCAAATATTGATAGGTGGCTTGTAAAAACTCACCTTTAGCATCAACATTATAAACAACAGCCCAGCCCGCCGAAATAGTTAGTCCGTTATTATCTAATACTGCATCTTTTGGTTGTAATTGATATTTCATTATTCTCTCCTTTATTCTGCTTTAACGATATACATAAATGCGACGTTGCGAGGGCGAGTTTCATTGCCGCCCGTGCGAGTTGTATAAAACGTATAATACTCCTCGTATCTGTCACCACCAGAGCCCCACGGGTTCCCCCCGCCGTCTTCGTTCGCTAGTCGTACAGTTGTGCCATGATTATGGCTTTCGATCATGCAATTTTGCAAACTCAATAGTCCACGATATTCATCTACCCCTCGGCCGTTGTCCCATCCTCGAATAAATTCACCTCGTAAATCTGGTAAAAAACCCCGAGGGTATGCAGCAGCTAGTTTCGGAAATTGATTTTTATTAAACGATGAACCGTTGCACTCAAAATAACCGGACGGTGGGTACCCGGTCGGCCACGCCATGGGTACGCCAACAGGAACATAGTTATTTAACACTGATTTATCGTTAATTATCACATCATCTACAGACCGAAAACTCCACGTGTTTGTTGTTGAGTTGTAAATTAATTTATCAAGCCATTGCTTTTTATTTGCATCATAGAAGATATATGCGTAATTATCGCCGTATGTTTTGGATACCATTAAGTTGTCACTATCAATATATCGGTGTTTTATCCCGAATTCTGATAAAATCAGCTGACCAGACATTGTGTCGCCGGATTTTTTTACCGCTTCGTTTGCTACATCATATGCTGTTTTAACCGCCAATGGCGTTGCTGCTTCTGTTTCTGATGTGCTGTTAATTTCTGAACTGAGTTTAACTATTCCCGTTTTTTCAGTAGTTGCATGATCAAACGTTGTGATAAATGATTTCGGCTTAACAACAACTAGCTTGCCGTTTGCGTCAACTGAAGCTACACGCTCAACAAAGTGTTTAAATCCATTTTGTTCGTAATCACGTAAATTAGTGCCAGCAATTAAATTATAGTTTACAGACCACTCGCCCGTTACAGTGCCCGCAAGCCATGCGTCGATGTATAACGATTGATTGTTTTCAATTTCTATTGATGTTTGCGCTGCGTGCTCAATTCGCAAACCCGCAACATACGCAAGCCCTGACGAAATTATTAATTGATTATTATTCTTGGTTATTGTAAAACCGTCATGAATTGCTAATCGATTATATAAATCATAATTAGTTAATCGAATGCGTTCATCTTCGCCCGCCAGTCTTTTTGAGTAATCAATTTGCCACGTTTGGGCATTGACAGTAACGCCTGTTGATTCAGATGCATTATCCATTTCTAACCAAATAGACTCTGTTATAGTATTACCCTGACGTTGCCCGGCAGTTTTGATTTTTTTAGTTAAATCAGTATGCATGACCATACATAATGTATTAGTTTCAGCATTTACTAGACCCATGTAATTAAAAGAAAAATCACCGACATTGGTATCTAAAATAACAGAATAAACAACTGTTCTATCATTTAATAAACCTGATTGGGTTACTGGGGCTGAGTGTACAATTTGCGATGCATCCGGCATTTGCTCGTTAGCGTCTACATCAGTATTCGAATTGATACCTGGTACATTCGCAAAAATAACACGATCTAATTTAATGGGTTGTGACTCACTCAACTGTTTTATAAAAAATCTTTCACCACTTTTTACTATTGCTGTTTTACTCATTTTAGTTGTACTCCGTAAAATTCTTTTAACTCACTAAATCCGCCTGCATTTAGTATTAATCTGGTTGTATAAGTTCGTTTGAAATCAAAATTAGAGCCGTTATAATGTTGATTGTTATTAAAATTTCCGCATTTAAAACGCATCGGTTGCACGTGAACAATTTCGAAAAAATAACGGCGGCATGTCCGACCGTATTGTCTGATAATGTCAGAGAGCAACTCACGATTGTTAGTTAACTGGTTATCAGATAAACGCAGTATAATGACGTCCCAATCGTAACCGCTCTGGCGTTCTAAAATTTGTACTGTGCCAATTTCCAGCCGTTCAAATATATTTTTAAATCCGATGACCGATCCGCTATCAGAGGCGTTGGCATATGCATATTTAATGCGTTTTCGATATAGTGAGAGCGGCTCACTATTTAGCCTTCTAACGTCTCGCTGATATGCATATAAAAATAATAATCTTTCATCACAAGTTAAAGGGTCGAATTGCATAATCGGAAATTTCAACCACTGATACATTTTTTCCCAGTGTTTAACGGCCGCACTGGCGAGCCGGGCAGGGTCGCCTTTGTTCATCCATACTGGCAGCTTGATTTTTAAATTCACTCTGTCACCTCGGATTTAACGTGTAGATTGCGTAATCTTGGTACTTCTAATTCATTGACAATATCATCAATGTTAAATACTACTGAGTGTAATTCGCTAAACTGCTCGTGCATTTCCTCATTTAATTTTGAGATACTAAAACGTGAGTACGCATTAACTTGGGTGACGTTATAATCATTGTTTTGACGAAATGCACAGCGTATAAAATGCTCGACATTCATTAAATATTGATCAAGGTCAAAAGGCTGTTGGTCACGTTCAAAATAAACCGTTACCGAAACATCGATTTTTTTATCGGGCATGGCAAAGCACCTTAAATCATCACCGTGTCCACGGTAGCCTTGCCCCATAATATGACCATTAACTTTGTCAATAAAATAGGATGAATCGACACCGTCATTTAATAACAAATACAAATTAGCGGTACCCGGCCCCCGTGGTGCATCGTGCACAAAAAATACCTGTTTTGTTGATATCCCGGTAATTGTAGTCACGATGCCACGATATACCGCATCAGTATGATAGTGACCAACAAAGTTATACTGGTTTTTGGTTCTATCCCTTAAATCATCATCAGATTCAATATTAGCACCGGGTGAGATCAACCAATTATCGTCATTAGTAACAGTTACACCGTCTATCTGTTCAACTAAAAAACGATAATAACCCGCCGCAAGATTATAGTTTTCACCGCTTCCGACCGCCAATACCGGGATGCGTGCAGTTTCAACGCCGGAGGGAATGCTATATTCTTGAGTAGTTTGTAATTGATATGTAACCCCGTTAATTTCCGGCGAGCTGATCACCGTGCCCGCGGGTATAACAACCGCCTGATTTTTATTTGCTTTAGTGAATAATATTTCACCCATTGCTAATGTTGCAGGTTTGCGCTCTAAATTAACCGCATTAGCAAACAGATCTAAAAACTGACCGCTAGCTGTCATTAAAAACATATTCATTAATACAGTTTCAATAAATACATTTTTAATCCAAATATAGGGCCTAATAATAATTGCCGACACTAACCGCCAAAAAGGCGAGTATTTAGAGGTGTTGGTAATTAAACCTTCATTTTTTACCAAATCGACAAAATCAGTTTTTACAGCATTTTCATCAATTGGCATACCGTTATCATGTAAAATTTTCTCAAACATTTTTTTGTAATCAGCCATTGAACGTCACCCCAATTTTTCCAAAATCATATGTGTTGGCAGTGAGGTAAAGCCTTTCTGCCGTTTCCTCTTTAATGTGAGCTGTTCCGGGAATAATCCGGCGGTCACTTTCAACCAGTAAAATAATTCGGGTGAAAACGTCATAGCGCAAAGTAGGGGAGCGCTCGGCGACCAACTCAGTTGCTAACCCACTTTCAATAATTGCATGTTTAATGTCCTGCCCGATACTTAGCTCATTTTTCGTTAAAATTGGCTCAAAACCGTTATTTAATGAAAAATCCCGATCGTTGATTAACAAATCAAAATACTTATCCACCATACACCTCTTGCCATTCTTGCAGTTGCGCAGGCGTCATTGGCTGAGCATTGTTAATCGTGACTGATTGAATATTTTTGCTGTTATCAATGTTTTGCGATTTATTATTTTGAATTTCTTTAGATATACCGCCAGCACCGACATCTTTTACTAACGTGCTGGTAATAGGTGATTTAGCCGTACTGACTGGCGTTTCGTCTTCGTCAAGTTTCTCATACTCAAGTAATTTTATATCCACGCCGGGAATGTAGTTCAGGCCGTCAATAATGGCATTAATAACGCCGATACCCATGTTTTTAACTTGTTTCCAAGTTCTTGTGAACATTTTTACTAATGCCTCACCAATTTTTTTAAATGAATCAATGAATGAAAAATTGGTAAAAAAGCCGATAAACGAATTCCACAAATTTCGAAGCCAATCAACAGTGCTGTTAAATGCCTTTCCTATGCCGTTCCAAACACCGACACCAAAATCATAAATAGACTGAAAAATATCACCGAAAAAGTCACAAACAGCGCTAAAAATATCCATCCATAGCGTGCAATATAATTCGATCCCCTTCCACAACTCTTTGAATTTATTGATAACCCAGTCAATAGCTTTGCCTATTTGTTTTCTAAATTTCCAACAAACGGCAATAATTGCAACGACAGCAATAATAATCAAAGTGATTGGCGAGAGAAGGATCGACATAGCACCAGCCATTAAGCTAAACGCCCCCGAAATAATCGAAATAACAGCGGCCACACCAGCAATACTCATAATGCCTAAAACAATAATGCCGAGCCACTTAGCAATATTCGGGAACATTTCTAGCCAACGAGCAAATTTGCCAATAACACCGCCGATTGTTTCCATTACGGGGGTTAGAATTGGCAGCATTGCCCGGCCTATTGATTCTTTTATGTTATTAAATTGCGCGCCAATACGTTCAAGCGGTGACACATTTGCTTCAGCCATTTGTTTCATTAATTTAAAATTCTGACCCTGACCTATAGCTTTAACATGCTTGCTTAGCTGGTCTGTATCTTTCGATAGAACGTTAATAATGTCAGCGCCGGCGCCTAGCGATTTATTTAACGCCTCTTGAGCCTTGACATTATTTGCAAAATTTTTACCAAACTTACCCTGTATTTTTGCAATGATATCTGGCATCGATAGCATCTTGCCGTTAGCATCAGAAAATGATAAACCTAGCTCTTTGCCTGCTTTACTTAGATTTTTACATAGTGCGGCATATGAGCCGGCAGCGCCATTTCCCATGCTTTTGCTAGCCATGCTCAGCACAACTGCCTGCTCGCCCATACCTACCCCTTTATTGCTGGCGGCGCCCTTGGTGCTCTGCATCATGCTTTGCAATTGCTGAGTTGATACATTAAAATTCGAGTTAGCATAAGCCGCCACACCTGCGGCGCTACGTGTAAAATCAAGTTGCCCTAATTTTTTGGCCACTCCTTTATGATTTGCCATCATTTGCTCAATATAAGCCGTTGATGTTTCCAAGCTGTCACCAGTGGCCTTTGACAATAAATGCATAGCAGCTACAGCTTGAGGTACGTCTTTGTCACTAATTCCGACCAGCGCGCCCTTTATTGATGATGCGGAATTAACAAAATCAAGAGCGCTGGTACCATAATCCGCACTAAATTTTTTGGCTGCTAGCCGCAGTTCATCGATTGATGAAATGCCGCCAATACTGGCGCGTTTTAGCGCTCTGTCCATCTCTTCTGCCGGCGAAATAAGAGCGGTGATGCTTTTGGCGGTGGCATATAAAGCCAATCCGCCAGCGCCAATTTTTTTGAATGAACTTGTGGTGGTAGCATTAAATGCCTTAACCTGCGCCCCCACTTTTTTGAGCGGAGCGGTAACCCGATCAATCAATTTAATTGTAAAATCTAGTGATGATGACATCTATTTAACACCCTTGAACGCCTTACCGATTCCATTTGCAACACTTGCCGCCATTGATTCTGCGAGATGATTATCAAGCCATGCGGCTCTGGCGAGATTTTCGCTACTATCGTCTTCGCCTGGTAGGTAGTAGCGCCGCAAGATTAAAAGCTGTTCTAATGAATTTTTTTCAATCTTGCCGACTCGCCGATTTAGTTTTTTATTTCAATTTCTAAATCGGGCGCAAACTGCTTGATAACCTTTTCAACAATTTGCAGTGAAGCCCCTGCATGATTATCTAAAATTTCATTCAATGGCTCTTTATGCTCAGGCGTTACAATTCGACGTAAAAAATTGGTTGCCGGAGCGATTTTGTCATTCATCGTAATGTCATTGATATATGAGTTATACGCCAATTTGTTAGGTTTAAATGTAATATCTGTACCGTTAATTGTTAATGTAATTTCCATGCTCTACCTCTGTTTTTTCTATTGTTTCTACTAATGTGTTATGTCTGAGTGCGCAGTCAATGTAAATGCTGCGAAATTCAATTAATGCATTTTGAATTGCCAAACTTGAATTATTTTCAATTCTGGGCAATGATTCATTGCATTTTGTTAACGTGTTTTGTTGATAAAATTTTTTCGAACTCTGCTGATTGTTGATTGAACAACTCGACAAAATCAGAATTAACGCAATGAGTATTAGCAGTGCTGCTAATGGTCGCCGTTTTTTTGTGATTTTGTGTTTCATATTCTTTTACCAACTGTAATTTTTTTTCTAAATCATGCGATTTGTTATTGATAATTAATTGTTTCTGTTTTGTTTCGTTATCTGATTTTTTCATTTGTGCTAATGTTTTACTGTCATTGCGTAATGATGAAAAATAGATACCGAAACAATAAGTCAGTAATATCAACAAAACAATAATCGCTCGCCTATATTTATTCATTCGTGCCCCAGCGTGCTTTTACTGCTCGCACATCAACATGAGTAAATGTGCGATAACGACCGATACCAAATTTGCCGGGATATTTTGCCTCTAAATAATCAGCCACAGTTTTTGGATCGGTGTTTTTTACTCTAATATCTGCCGCATTACCAGGTACATGCTGGCTATGAGGTTTACCACCGACCGCTTGATTATGACGCTCACAACGGCAACCACTATTAATGATTACGGGAGCATCAAAATGACTGCGAACGTCTTCTAATACCTCAATTAATTTGGGGTTAATATTGCTAAAACCACAGCCGCACTTACAGGCAAACTCTGACTTTTTAAAATGTGTTGATAGATTCATTAATCAGTGTCCTTTTTATTTTTCTTATCAATGTAGTTAATGACTATCCATTCGATAAATGAATGTCCTAAAATACCCAACAATGCCGCTGCACCGACTACCACGAGCTGTGATGCGTTGGGGTGGGGGATCATCACCAGCCCGGCGATTAGCGACGAGCCGGTACCGAGTAGAGCTCGGCCAATCACTTTACGCCACGTGATCGCCTCGTCACCTGCTAGCAGCTTTGCAATGCCGAGCATGAAGCCGATCAAACCAATTTTTACTAATAATTTTTCATCATCAGTCATTGTAAAAATCCGTTAACTATTTAATAAATTGCGGGTGTCAGTCGCTGACAAATACGGCACGCCATTGATGCTGACAAAATCAGGTGATGTAACAATGTAATCGATTGTATGTGTTGTTTCATCATCACTAGATTTATCTGCATTTAATAGATCAGAGATTTTTAACTTGCAGCCAAACGCCTCGATTTTCTGTTCTTCATCGCCCGTATTTGCATAAAACATAAAATCAGTAACTGGCATATTTCGAAATGAGCCGGCACTTCGAGCAATGTCAATCAATTTATTAAAATATTTGCTAGTAACTGTGATAGCGCCCTCTGCTGTCACCGACCCGGCCACGTAGCCGTCAGGAATGCCATTTGTGGCGGCTACAGCACTGTTATCGGTAATAGTTAGCGTTACACTTTTAACCTGTATTAGTTCACCGCCTAAATTCACATCAAATGATTTACCCGTTATTCTTGAACCCATTTAATTACTCCTGTTATTGATCTAATGACGCATCAAGCATTAAGCTGATAGTTATCTGCATCGGAATATCACGAGTGCGCACAACAACGTAAATATCGACAATTTTTTGTGTTTTCCACGTAATAACGATATCGCCGTCCTTAGGTTTTTTAACTTCGCCCGGAAACTCAATGCCGTTAATCTGGGTTGTAATGCTCATTTCTCGCATCGGTTTTGAAAAATATTGTTGATGTACCGCTATCGAATTAGCCGAGCTGTTAAAAGACGCATCCGCAATTTTGGCGATAGCTAATAATCGGATACGACGAGCAACTTTATCAATAACTCGCACAGTTTCTGCTGCCTGATAGTCGCCACCTTCAACGTCAAGCGTTTTATCATCTGCCCAGTAAATGCCGTCATAATCCGGGTACCACATCGGCACGCTATAACGATTTGCATTTAGCGTTTGTAGGGTAGCTAATGGCAATTCAACGCCTGCGGTATCGACTGGCAATGAATCAAACCCTAAATTGCTTACTGCTCCTGTTTTTACTCGTGCCAGTGCATCAGCAATAGTTACTGAGCGATTACATGCACGACCAGCATTAACAAAAGGCTCGTTACCCCATATCATTGGTACCAACGTAATCGCATAATCAGCAATCCCAGATTGCAATGTTGCTAGTCGCCCCTCATATTTTGCCCACGTTTCGTTAGCTTGCAGACCCTCGACACCTAGAATGAACCGAACCCAACGGCCATGCTTGGCAATTAAATTTTTACGCAGACTAATGGCTTTGTTAATTTCAGCTTTGGTATTGATGTTTTCAGCATAAACAACCGCTTCAAATGATCCGACTTTTTGCGCCTCTATTACAGCATCCGTCCACTCTTGACCGTCATTTAATATGGCTACACTTGCAAACCAGTTTTGCCCGGCGTTTTCAAGTGCGGCTAATAACCCTTTTTTGAGGGCGCTATCTTCATTGCCAAGGACGCTATTAAAATCAGTTTGGGTATTTACTGAAATAATTTGTCCTTTGTTTTTGCTGGCATTGCCGATGAATAAAAAGCGGCGTTCTACCTCGTCGGTTTCACCTTGTAATAGATTTAATTGATTAATTGTAATTGTTGGCCAAGTCATTATTTATTTACCTCTGTTGCCACCATAATTGATATTTCTTAATTCCCGTTTAATTGATTTCATAAAATCATTTTCACTAATACCTAAAAACTCACGTTCTGGGATTTTGATATCCCAACTACTTTTTTCAGGTAACTCAAGCATGTTGCGAATTATTATGCCTGCCTGTGCCTCGCTTAAATTGGCCTGTAACCACTTAACCGATGACCGGATAGGCTTTTTATTCTTTGAATGTGTGTGACCTAATTTTCGCAGCCGTTTAATTTGTCGTTCAGTGATAGACCCTTTGTTAGTATTGTGAGTTTGATTTTCAAACTGGTTTTTATTTTGTTTAACCGTCAGTCCGTCTTGTTGGGTTTTAGCAACAACACCGACCGGAATTGTTTTTGTCGATGTACTCTTATAAACACCCCTAAAATATGCCTTTCCCTCATTCGAACTCGATTTAATCACAATATTTTTAGCAATTTTGCTGAGTAACTTTGCTTTTCGTTTGCTCTGGCGTTTATCAAATTTTGTTCCTTCCGGCGATTTTTGGCGCTTAATATTGCGCTCCGTGGCTGCCAGTACGCCGTTTTTCATAATTCGATAGAGCAGTTTTCGCTTTTTTTCGGGCGTTAAATTCATGCGCTTAATTTCAGCTTGTAAATGCCGTAATTGGGCCTGATTTAATTCGCCTTTAATTCGCATTAATATTCACTTGCTCCGGATGTGCCCAAACACTAGCAGCCCCCAATTTGTAACGCTTACCCTTATATGGTATTGATCCGCTTTCATCTTCGATCAGCGTGATATCTTCTGATAGCGGTACAGCAATCATTAAGTACGCTGTTTGTTCGTCGTTTTCTGATACATCAATGTCAGGATTAACATTATCGAACTGAGCATCGTCCCGGTTCTTACTTTCAAGCCAACACATAACCAAAGCGAAAACAAGGCATGGGTCATATATACGGTACGGGAATGCGTCAAATGTAATAACCGCATCATATTTTAATTTTGCACAAAGCAACTGCTCGTTGGGTTGCTTGGTTACTAATTTAAATATGCGATCGATTTCCAAGTTGTCCATGAATGAGCTAAACGTTAACCCAGCATGACTACGAGGTTTTAAGTTATCAATTAAATGGTTTGTTAATTCTTTTAATAAACTCATATCAAATCAACCGAGCTACGGCGATACCCTAAAATAGTTCTTATAGCCCTTGTTCCCTCTGCCAATAATTTTTTTTCCATTTCGTTTTGGTTGGTGTCAATTTGCTGTTTCGTATTAGAAATTGCGACAAATTCACCTATCAAATCGGCTTTTGCACGAGAATAAATTGCTTTTTTATACAATGCTGTAATGTATTCATTTATGTTTTTACCCACATGTATCGTTTTAAACCGTTCTAGCGATATATTAACTTCGCTAATTGCTGTTAATAATGCATCTTTGACTAAATCAACACTAATAGCCGCTGGAATGCTGCGGGAGCGTTGAAAGTCGGCAATATCGACATTAGGCCAATATCCGTCATTTTGGACGATGATATTTTGATAATCGATCTCTAAACCATTAAACATGACTAACCCTTAAAAAAGCGACCACAAGAGCGATAAAGCTGGTTTAAAAAACCTCTTTTTTCTTCTTGCGGCCGCTGGCTCGCTGTGTAGTCTGGATCAGATAGGGCACGAATGCGGCTGGCGATACTTGCCCTGATTGTTTTAACTTGTGCATGTTTATATAACGCTTCTGCTTGCGCTAATAATTGATCTGCTTTTTCCAATACTTCTATATCATCAACGGCTGTTGCTCGGGGCTTACCGTCATTGTCTCGTAATACAAAAAGCCCGGCGAATCGGTACCATTTACTTTTAATTTCCTCATGTACTCGCCACTCACTTGTAACCTTGTTAAAAATTATTGAAAAATACGGCTCGATAGAATTCCCTTGCTCTGCTTGCTGTTCTGCCCAACTATAGACTTGATCAGCAACAAAAGCAGGGAAATAACTTTTTATATTGTCTGGTGTTGATTGATTTTGTTCGATTGCAATAAATGCCCATTTAATCGCTAAATCAAACTCGCCGACATCAAACAACCAAACAATGCAATAACTCAAAATCGGATTTCGATAATTAGCCCCTTGCTCTATATAACTTTGAGCGTAAGGCTGCCAGCGTGGTAATAACACGTTGCGTTTTTCTTCAATCCTCTCTTGGATTGTAGGTAGTGATCGCAAATACTGAACGTCTTTTTTTAATGCCTCATTAAGAATATGCAAACTGGATGATGAAGAAGAAATTGCTTCATTTGGTTGCATTTCTTTTAACGTGCGAACTTTTTTTAAATGGCGTTGCATTGGCGATAACATACCTACCCCTTATTATTGCTTATTGGTTTTCAGTGGTCTTTTTTCCAACGATTGATAATGCGTTTTCATCAACCGCAGCATATAGCTCTGGAATTTCGAGTGCATAACCTTCCATTCTCCAGTATTTACTTTCGAACGCTTCTCGATCTTGTACGTCTTCGGCCGCACGGCGTCGAGTGTTACGCTGTGTGTAAATATGAAGATTTTGTAATGTCGTTACTACCATTCGCTTGCCCGGCATAAATGGCGGTATATAAGCTGGCATACCTGCGATAGAATCGGACAGCAACTGTGCGGCGATTTTTTCGGTTGGTTTGTCCGCTTGTTGATATAGGCGGAACGATTCATAAGCGACTAAATCACTACCGACTAACACGACTAATCGAGGATCGTTGCGAAATTCAGGGCGAATGCTATTTTTTAAATCAGAGGCAATAGCATCTAATGTTGCATAATCACCACCAGCACCAAGCGTGACTTGATCTTGCAACACAAGGCTCCCACCGTTCCAGTTTTTAGCAATTTGATGCCACCCGATATTAACATCTTCGCCATTCGGGTAATTGTCCGGATCGGTTTCATCCGCAATGTGGGTGCCATTAAAACCAATTCGCAACATATCTAAGCCAAAAGATTGCTCGATAAATGTTTGAACTAATGCGAAAAACTCATTTTCAGTCCCTGAATTACCCCATTGACTAAGCAAATCCCATGGCAAAACTGCGCAAGAGTCTGTTTTAGTTAACTTGTATTCATTCCCCTCGATACCTATTTTACGGCTAAAACGAGCATCTTTTTTGCGGCCAGTATATAGTTGGGATACACCAGTACGAACAACTTGGCCGGTGATCTGATCGACATCGGCGCAATTGATCATGGATAAAAATTCCGTTCCATGCAAAATTGCTTGTCTTAATCGAGTTTCTTGCGGTGGCGTTAAGGAAAACAATTTTTTTACATCAAGCCTATTACTGGCTAATGAAAAATTATGGATATATTTTGCCAGCATTTGCTCGGCTGTTTGATTTAACATATTTAATCCTGTTTATCTTATTTGCTGTGATAGTTAATTATTCAAAATGATTTAATTTTTAAACAAACTTATTTAAATCGACCCCTACCGTAGGCTTTAGATCCGGTGTTGGCGTTGTACTGAAAGACATTGCACGGCTAAATTTTTTTGACAAATCGTCAACTCGTTTTTTTAATGCAATATTGTCTTTTTTTAGTGCTGCAAATTCTTCTTTTGAAATTTCGTCTGCCACTTCCTCGGCAACAGTTTCGGCTTGTTCGGTTATTTCTTCCGCTAACTCGGTAATTTCTTCGGTCAAATCCTCGGCTTTTTTAGCGTCTTTTTCGGCTAATGCCGCCTCTAAAGCTTCAATTTTCTCAGCTTGAGCGGCTATTGTGTCTTTTAGTGCTTGTATTTCTTCTTCTGTCATGGTGTTAGATCCTGTTGGTTGTTCAGTTTCGTTTGATAAACTAAATGTGTGTAACCCTGTGTGTATTGGTGTACGTTCTTTATTACTAAATTTGAGTTGTGAAATACCCGGTAGTGCTGGCTGATCGGTTACAGCTAAACCCGTTAAATAGAATTGGCCAACTTCGGGAAAATCTGGCGTAATTTCTACAGAACAAAATAATTTTTGATTGTCTTCGTTGAGCATCAATAAAAACTTGTTTGCTGCTAATTTAGCAAACAGCTTTAACTTTCCTTTCACTTCTTCGGTTTTTAACTCTGATACTAAACCTAAATTTAATTGATAGGCTCTATCTTGTGCTCCGGCGTGTTCGTTCCAAATCAGGGCGCTATAAAAATTTGAATCATAATTATTAGCAGCGCTGGCGATCCATTCTCGCAGCATTTCCCTGTTATCTATTGATCGCCCTTCAGTTGCAATACAAAGCCAATCGCTTTCTTTAAGTTCTTTTGCCATTTCTTCACTGAGTTAGTTTATTTACTGCTAGATTAAAATTATTTGAGTTGGTTTGCACGCTGAGTATTTCGGATATAAAGCCTTATCAGAAAAGGCTTTGATGCGATTTTTTTTTACAAAATAGACAATAGCATCATGAAAAGATATAACCCCGAAATCAAGCGCGCGGCATACACGTTATATTTAAAACGTTACACGCCAAAGGAAATCGCCAAAGCTCTGAATCTGCCAAATGCGCGGATCGTTTACTATTGGGCTGAAAAGCACGGCTGGGCATCAATGCTAAAAGAGGAAGCTGTCGAGGATGCTATCGAGAGACGCCTTGCTTTATTAGTTGAAAGAGACAACAAAAACCAATTAGAGCTAGATGAAATAAGCCGATTAATTGATCATCACTGTAAATTAATTCGAGCAAAACAAAAATTTGCTGCTGTTTCGCAGGTTGACAATGTTGTTAACGACAAGGATGTAAAATCTCATTCCCAAGATAATCGGCCAACCCCAAAAAACAAGAATGAAAAGCCACGGAAAAATGACGTTTCACATTTAACAAAAGAAGATTTTGACCGTGTAGCGAATGAAATTCTATACAAGCACCAGCAATATGTTAGGGACAACTTAGGCAAGCATCGACGACGATTTATATTAAAGAGCCGACAAATTGGCTTTACTTTCTATTTTGCTTTTGAAGCATTCGAGGACGCCGTATTAACTGGCAATAATCAGATTTTTGTATCATCATCAAAGCCGCAGGCACGGGTTTTTGCCATGTATATAAAAAGCATTGCTGAGCAATTTTTTGATGTACAGCTAAAAGGCGGAGATCTAATTGCTCTGAGCAATCATGCTAATTTAATTCTATGTGCTAATAACGTCTCAACAGCTCAAACTTATTCGGGTAATGTCTATTTTGATGAAGTTTTTTGGATGTCGAAATTTTCCGATCTCTATACTGCAGCAAGCGGCATGGCTACACAAAAAAAATACCGGGAGACATTATTTTCAACTCCGAGCACTAAAATGCATCCAGCACATAAAAAATGGGTAGGCGAAGAATGGAAAGAGGGCAATCCTAAACGTAAAGATATAGAATTCCCGGATGATGAAATGTTGCGAATGAAGGGGACTGTATGTCCTGATAAATGGTGGCGATTATTGATTACTCTACAAGATGCCATCGATTTAGGGTTTGATTTAGTTGATATTGATGATATTCGGGAATCAAAAAGTGTAGAAGCCTTCAATATACTTTATTGCTGTAAATTTGCTAATAGTGGTAAAAGTGTTTTTGATTTTGAAAAATTGCAAAAATGCGTTACTGATTCTGCGTTATGGCAAGATTTTGACCCAACGGCAGATCGTCCATTCGGCAATAGGGAAGTGTGGGCGGGATTTGATCCAAGTCGAACCCGTGACAATGCATCATTTGCTGTTGTAGCCCCGCCGATCCATGAATTAGAAAAGTTCAGGGTGCTAGAAATTTACCAGTGGAAAGGCCTAAATTTTAAGCACATGGCCAGCAAAATTAAAGAAATCAAGGCTAAATATAGAATGACCTATATCGGTGTTGATATAACCGGCATCGGTTACGGCGTTTATGAGCATTTGCAAACATTTGCAATGCGTGAAACGGTACCTATTCATTATGATGTCAGAACAAAAAATCAATTAGTGCTAAAAATGATTGATGTCGTCGAAAGTGGACGCATTGAATGGGGAGAGGAATTAAACGCATTAAATGCATCTTTCTTATCTATTGAGCAAGTAGCAACGCCAAAATCTAACCTAATTACCTATGCGGCTAGTCGTTCCGAATCGACCGGACATGCTGACGAATTTTTTGCTATAGCCCACGCAGTTTACCGAGAACCGCTCAACACAACTAAAAAACAATCTAAATGGATAATTTAAATGATAAACATTTTACAAAAATTCAAAAGCCCCAAAAAAAATACCAGTACTAAAAAAATGAGTGTGATCACGTTTGAGCAGCCGGAAACGGTATTAACGGATTTAACGTATTATCAAAGTGTCCGCAATGAATATGAAAACGAATGTTATACCACGCCCGTTGATAGACTGGCGTTATCGCAATTGCCTAATATTAATTCTCAACACGGTGGTATTGTTTATGCTCGTCGTAATATGCTACTCAGTACGTTTATAGGCGGGGGAATGAGTTATCAGCATGCGTTAGAGGGTTTTTTAAATTTAATTGTTTTTGGTGATCTACCGTTGTTAAAACGGCGTAATATTTTTGGTCAAGTTACTGAGTTATTCCCGTTAATGTCTCTTTATTTCAGGATAAAAAAAGACTCAACTGAAACACAAATCAGCGGTTATGTATTACCGCAAAAAAATGGAGCAATAACGTATGATCCCGATGATGTTATTTATATTCGACAACCCGATACTAGCCAAAGAATTTATGGATACCCCGATTATATGGGCGGTGTGAATAGCGCAATGCTCAATAGTGAATCAACAATGTTCCGTAGACGTTATTATAACAACGGTGCGCATATGGGTTACATTTTTTATGCAACTGACCCTAATTTAAGTGATGAACTAGAAGAAGAAATAAAAGAAAAAATCGCAAAAAGTAAAGGGGTTGGCAATTTCAGGAGCATGTTTATTAATATACCAAATGGTAGTCCTGAGGGCGTTAAATTAATCCCCGTTGGTGATATGAGTGCTAAAGATGAATTTGCCAGCATTAAAACAATATCATCACAAGATTTACTAAATGCACATCGTTACCCAGCGGGGCTTGCTGGTGTTGTTGCACAAAATGGCAGCAATAATGGTGATATTGATAAACTTCGTAAAAATTACATGGCGACAGAAACAAAAATACTTCAAGATTTAATTGTAAAAACCATTAATACTGATGAAGACATTCAACGCTCACCATTTAAAGATAAATTGTTGTTAAAATTCGAAAAAATATCACCGCTAACTAGTGAGTAGAAATGGTTTTGTGGTATAATTGGCTCGTGTAGACTGAAAGGAGATAACATGAGCCGAACTCCATTGCTAACCTGTCCCGAATGTGGCCAAAAGGCCATTATCACTAAAACCGCACGAACTCATAAACTATTAAATTATCAATACTGCTCTTGTTCAGATCCGGAATGCGGTTTAACGTTTAGAATGAAATTAGAATTTGACCGTGTATTAAGCCCTAGCGCACAAGGGCTAGGGCGGTTAGATGCGTATCTAGCTCGGAATGGCCAAAATACGCAACTTGCATTTGATGTGATTAATCCCTCATAACATTATTGCTTTTATCAAAGTCCTTCATTTTAGTTAATATTTCGTGTAATAAACATAGGCCGACCTTGATATCATTTTCTGACAGCGGGGCATCAATCATCAATCGATTAATCAGCTCCGCTTGTTCGATTTTAATGCTATTTATAGTTATTTGATCCATTATCCACTCCTATTTATACTGTATGTGTATACAGTATATTTATAAGAACGTTTCTAATCAAGCAAAAATTTTAAAATATAGATATAGATTAACTTTTTGTTTTTTATACATAAAACTGTGTAAAGAATATGGGGATCAATATCACAATTTGGCGGTGAACCTAGCAAGATTCGACTATTAAAGTATGTAACAAATCTGCAATACAGCTTAAAAACTCCATTCAACATCGGGCGGGGCGCCAATCCATTTTTGACGCAAATCGATTATAGCTAATTTGTCTTTAACCCATTTTATAAGCAATTTATCGCTAAATTTTAAATCTTGACCCGTTAATAGATAATTTAACTGGTGCTGATTGTAATTTATTTGATGTTTTTTTAACTCATTTATCACATTTTGCCGTTGATCGTACTCTGTCGAATTTTTAGACTGCGTACAGTTATTGACAGAACTCCGAGGGGTGCTGACGCACCTATTTTTAGAGACAATAGCCCATTTGATTAATCGGGTGCAAATAAATGATGCGGCACCAATGATCGGCGCGAATACGCCTCGTATTTTTTTTATTTCCTCCTCAAATTGGTTTTGCTCCTCCTCGTACGAAACTCTGACCGCTATTTTTTGTCGCTCTACTGTTGCGCCTCCCTGTAACTGGGTGTACGCCGCCCAATCGCCGACATCGGCGGCGGCGAGCACGGGGTCTATAACTGGGTTTTCGACTTTTTGGCTTCCTAGTCGTCTGAGTTCACGCCACACCGTAACTGGTGCGCCGCCGATTTGTTGAAACTGTCTAATGCCCCAGCGAGACGCCCACGCCGTCACATTTTTGGCCATGTCCCTGAGATTTTGCCCGGTCTCGTCGTCAACCTCGTTAGCTAATTGATAACCGTCAATATTTTTCGAAACATATTTAGCTATGTAACCAGTTGCAGATCCCTTGGTTGGATCAATATCAACAAATTTAAACCGGTTTTCCTGTGCGCCCGGCTCAAATGGATCCTCATCTAATGCATATGTCCTCATAATTAGATTAACTCTATCCCTATCATCTGGGTGCATAAATACTAATATATGCCAGTGCGGCGTACCGTCATGGTGCGGCTCGGCAACTCTAAAACCAAAAATTCTAATTCCCTCGCGGTTGAGTTTGGCTCTAATTTTTGCCCACACGCCACATAGGTATTTTTGTGTATCTCGTGGTGTGCAGGAATTCCAATTTTTAATAAACCCACCTGAGGCGTGCACAGAGTGATATTTTGACGGTGCAGTTAACGTTATAAATGCGCCTACGTACCCGTATTCGTTGGCGATATCCTCAAAACCGCGCATTCTGATCATGAGTTCACAACGTCGAATTGCCGGGTTGGCATTTGATTTATCCACCTGCAAAGCCAGCTCGAATTGTTCGCCGGTATCTACATTTTCGATGCATTGATTTTTTAGCCATTCCCGATTTTTCCGTTTCTGTTCTTTCCACTCACCAACACAAGTGCGGCTGGCGTATGGGCTGGCTGATTTTTGCACTTGCCCGGCGGCTATTGCTAAATGTTCACGCTGAAATGCCCATTGGCGTTTTAATTTGTTTTGCCACCACTTAGCATCCGATAGTTTAGCGAGTGCGATCACGATTTGTTGGTCACTGATTTCTTTTTTCTGGTAATCAGCGAAATAAGGTGCTGTAATTTTGAGTGGCGCTAGTTGTTCTAGGGCAAATTTATAGATAAATAGCTCATGCTCGGAATCATTTAATTTAAATTCATCTGTCTCTAAAAATTTGATGATTAAATTTTGCATATAGCTAGAAATATCAGCACCTAAATCGTTAACGTCGGATTTGTCGAGCGTCGGCAGTGTTGAAAGTTGTTTATAAAACTGCTGAGCAATTAAACTAGCACCGGCATTTTTTATTGTGTATTGTTCCTGAACTTCCGCACAACGAGTTAGCCCGCATGTTCGCAAATAGGTGTTTGCAGCTTTAGAGCCTTTCTCTTGATAGAGCGAACCGTATTTGCGGGCGAAATAGCTACCAATAAATTGTGGGGTGTCACTAAAAAACGGATGAAAATAATCGTATTCGCGCGGTATCTGTTCCCACAACGGACGCTCAATAACTGTTAAGCCTTTAGGTGCTCGGCGACCGACTGCATATTGTGATTTGGGCTGAATATTCTGTGTTGGTAAATATTGACCGACTGTTCCGTAAAAATCACGCATAGCCGAAAACAGGGCAAATTTAACCCTGTTAGTAATTGGTGGTAACGTCTGCGTGATTGTTGCCATTTTGCCTAAACCATGTCCGGTGTAAGAACGCCGATTATTTCGTGTGCGGGCTTGCGGTTGCCGTTGGCAGCAATAGAGCGGGCGGCGGTGACTTCATAGATTTCAAAATCATTAAAAATGTCTTTAACTAATGAACTATTGCTGTTAGATATAATCGCAGTAGCACCCCGTCTTACTGCCAAAACAAGTAAGTCATGCAGACGTTTTGTGGTTTCTGCATCGAATTTGCAGGGTGTGTAGCCTGTAAATATGTCATTCTTAGTGCCGGAAATGTACGGCGGGTCACAATAAATCACATCACCCCTTATGGCATTTTCGATAACGGCGCTAAAATCAGCTCGTACTAGCTCAACCGGGGTTGAAATCAATTTATTGCTAAATGCGATTAGTTCAGCTTTTGGGAAATAAACCTTTTTATATTTGCCGTGCGGCACATTAAATTCGCCCTTTTGGTTATAACGGCAAATACCGTTAAAACAGTGGCGATTCAGATAAATAAACTCGGCTGCACGCTGTGCAGATAATAATAACGTCGAGTTATTAAACCGCGTTCTAACGTCGTAAAAATCAGGGTTGCTATCAAATAGTGATTTTGTTTCATTTAGCAATCTAGCGAGATCATCTCGTAACCACTTGTAAACATTTATTAAATCACAGTTTTTATCGCACAGCACATAGCTATCATAATTAGTATTGATGAAAACATTACCCGCCCCAACGAACGGCTCAATAAACCGTTTACCACCAGGCAGATGTGGGAGTAATTGAGGGATTAGTCGGCTTTTGCTACCGACCCATTTTAAGAATGATTTTTCTACACACATTTTTGAGCCTAAATATTAAATTATATGGATTGGTTATTACTAATTAGCTAATGCTCATAGCCCATGCCGTTGCTTTAGCTCTTCCTCTTGCTGGCAATCAATGCACAGACTGACGCCGGGTACCGCATCACGGCGTGCTTGTGGTATTGGATCGCTGCACTGGCAACAATAAAGAGCAGATTTACCACGATATACAGTTGCATTTCTTAATGCCGCCGTTAATGTATTATCAATCTGCGATTGCGCTTTATCTGCTATATCAGCCATGATGATCTCCTCGCATTTCTGAACGCATTTTTTCGACTTCCTGATCGAGTAGCTCGGCTGCTTCAGTTGGCGTCATGTCGTTAGTTCTGATATGAGCTGCTAATCGTTCTAATTTTGATGTAAAAACATCGCATAAACCTATTTTTAAGCCATATCTAGCCATGCTTAAGGCTTCTTCAAATTGCGCTACGGTAAAAGTACTCATTTATGCCACCTTCCTAATTTCTTTTTTAAAATCCACATCTTCACAAAGTGAAAATGCATCGATAATTGTTTGTAGCCGTCTTAAGCCTTTTTTCAGGTTGTCTAATTCCTGATCTGACAAATCGTCATAACTCATACTGTACGTATGTAAAAACGAGCTATTGCTGTTATAAATTGTTGTGGTGCGAGGTCTAATACCCGCAGCATCTAATAACAATCTTTTTTGTCCGGGTTTTAAATTATTAAAAGCTGAACGGACAAGGCTCCGCTTACCGCTCAAAATTTGGTGAAACTCCCGCAAATAGCTTCGTGGGTTAATGTTGGTTGTTTGCATTTCCTATTCCCCCACAAACTTAAATTCGCCGGGGGTGATTTGAGCGCTACCAATTCCACGGCTTTTGGCTTCATAATGCTGGTCAATCTCATCGAAAGCCCGCATCAGCTGTACGGCAAAAGAAAGGGGATCTAGGGGCAGATTTTCAGCGCTTTTTAATACTGCCTCTTTTATAGCTCTAATCTCCCAGCTATTGACTGGTATAATCTCTATTGTCATGCTCGTTCCTTTATTTCTTACAAGTTAATTTAGTGACTTTTCCATTTGGCTTTTCGAGCCAACCGTTTGAATTATGTTTGTTGACCTTGATATAAATAGTTGTCGGCACTTCGGCTGACTTTGGACTCAAATAGATAGCGATGCTCATTATTCTGTCCCCTCGATATTGATAGTTAAATTTCCCTTGTAGCTGGCGGCGCCCTCAAGAGTAAGCGCAACCATGTTGATCAATGGTGTTTCACGACTTGCTGACCCTGCGGTACTATGTTTTTTACGGATTGGTAATTCGCCGTTTCGAATTTTGTTTTTAACTGTTGCCACAGGGATTTTTGCTAAATCAGCAAATTGTTGGGCTGTGACATATGGGGCTGTAATAGCTATTGCAATTTGGACTGTCATAGTGTTTAATCCTTTAATTAGTGTTTATTAGTGATTATTAGTTATTAATGATGCAAATAAATGATGATTCATCATAAATATAGTGAAATGTTTTGTCAATATTAAATATGATGATTTGTCATATTTTTTTATTTAATGAGGAAATGATCTTGATTGAATTTGATAATTGTAAGTCTGTTGTAAACAGAATTATGCAGGCATATAAAGTTAAAAAAGCAAAAGAGTTGGCTGAAATATGGGGGATATCTGCAAGTGTTATTGCGAGTAGAATTTTAAGAAACTCATTGCCTTATGACTTCGTTTTAAAGTGTTTTATGGACACTAACGCTAATTTGATTTGGCTTTGTACTGGCGTGGGTAATCCCGGAGTAGAAGGTGTAAAAATAGAAAATAACTCTATTAACCTTTCAAGCGAGGATTTAGAAAAATTAGAAAGAATAGCTGCTTTAAAAAAAGACGGAGCTATAACGGATGATGAATATATATTATTAAAAAATAGTATTTTTAACAAATAGGAAACAATGTAAATAACTGTTTAAAAATTAGGTGATGAGTATGACAATCTTGGAGTTTTTGCTACAAACAATTGAAGAAGGTAAGGAACTAAGGATTATTTATCACGGCGGATCAAAACCGGGAGAAGAAAGAGTGATCATCCCTCGATACATGGAAGGGGGAACGCTTAAAGCTGTAGATACAAAATACAATCGTGTTAAATCATTTAGTTTAAAAAAAATAGAAATTCTTGACCAAAATAATGAAGTAATAAAGTTTGATTTATTTGAACTTCAACAAGAACAAAAGATAGAAATTATTCCATATTTAACTATTGAGCAAATTTATACTACTTATAAAGACACATTAGAAGGTTTGGGATGGCAAGTTTTCTTCGGTGATAGTGTTGACGATTATTTTAACAAAATCACTTATCTTTCACTCCACGATTCTTTTAAAAACGGGAAACCAAAAGCAAAGCCAACGGTCTTAATTTATCAATCATCATCAAAACACAGGCCTTATGGTGTTGGTAGCGAAAGAATGGATACAAGAACCTACTCAAGTTTAGAAAATGCATTAAAGCTATTCTTAGAAGAAGCCAAAAACTGCGAAATTAAAAATCCATTAAAATTAGGAAGATAGGAAAATGAAAAAAATAATTGCAATTTTGTTAATGATGTTATCAGTATCCACTTTTGCTGCAACTAAAGAGCAGTGCAAAATAGCTAACGAAATGCTAGAACTTGACGGCGAGCTGATGCTAAAAATAAAGGACACGCTACTTGCTCCTGATTTCGACAAAAGCACGACAGACGAATGGACGGATGAATTTTTAAGGGATTATATTACAGTTATTATGATGCACTCCCTACAAAAAGATAACAGCGAACCAGTGTTATTGGCTCAAACAATGACAGTTAAGATTTTTGCGTTTAGTCAGTTATCCCTTAATTACGTTGCAGATAAAAGCGACCAAAATAAAAAATTAGTCAAGGAAATGGTTGCTAATATGGGCGAAATTAGCAAACGTTTAAACTCGCTATGCCCCGGCTACAAACCTAAGGGATAAATTTGCATGAGCGTACGTAAAAATAGTAATGGCAAATGGTTGTTTGAAAAATATTTAGAAGGTGGCAGACGCATTCGCAAGACATTTACAACTAAGGGCGAAGCGTTGGCATATGAAAGTTACATCGAAGAACAAGCAGCAATTAAGCCGTGGGTGGCTGAAAAACAAGATCGGCGGCGGTTATCAGATTTAGTTAATACGTGGTATTTATCACATGGTAAAACTCTGGAAGACGGCGAACGAGAAAAGCGAATACTTGATTTTATCTGTGAAAGTTTGGGCGATCCTTTGGCTGATAATTTTACAGCCAAGGATTTTACTAACTATCGCCAAAAGCGATTGAATGGTGAAATTTATAGGGTCAAGTCTAAAAAAGTTGTTTCAAAACGCACTCTAAACTTGGAACTAGTTTATTTTCGTTCTGTATTCAATGAATTAAAACGGCTTGGAGAATGGGACAAACCCAACCCGTTAGATAACATTAAACAATTTAAAACATCCGAGCAAGAAATGGCGTACTTTACGGCAGATCAAATTGATGCCGTGCTTGCTGAATCAGCATTAAGTACAGATAAAGAGCTGCTAATAAAAGTAAAGATCGGGCTATCAACAGGTGCCCGCTGGTCTGAAATATGTGATCTAAAAGGGTCACAAATAAAAGACGGTCGGATTACGTTTATCAAAACAAAGGGGCGCCGTAATCGAACGGTACCAATAACACAAGAATTACTAAATGAATTGCCGAAAACAAAGGGAAAGCTATTTAAATGCAACATTAGTGATAAATATTTCCGTAAAATGATTGAAAAGTGCGGCATTGATTTACCTGACGGTCAATTAACCCATGTATTACGCCACACTTTCGCCAGTCATTTTATGATGAATGGTGGCAACATATTGGTACTACAAAAAATCCTAGGTCACACTGATATAAAAGTCACAATGAGATATGCGCATTTTGCACCCGATCATTTAGAGGAAGCGGTGATATTAAACCCTCTAATCAAACGTTAA